CTACTCTGTGTTCTCGCTACGTTTCGTCATGCGCATCTTGGCCACGCGGCTCGTCTGCTCAAGTGTGCCTCGGTTATACCGCGCGCTCGTTTGTCGGTTCTTGTGGCCCGCTGACTTCATGACGTCTGTTTCCGCCGCGCCCAAATCGTATGCCTCGGTAATGGCGCCCGCTCGAGCGTCCATGTTCCAAACGGCCGTGGGCACGCCGGCTTTATTGGCGATGTTCCTCCAACGTTGTGTAAAGTTTCGATGCTTGTAAGGTTCACCGGTCGTCTCGGCGATAATCATCGGACCAACGCGACGCTCTGCCGGAACAGCCGCGATCTCTTCAAGGACCGCGGGATGTAGTTTTAGGTCGTGCTGAACTTTGAAGCCGGTTTTCACATGCTTCTTCCTGAGCACAAAATCTTCGTCGATGTCAGTCCAAAGCAGGCCGTTGACCCAGATCGTGTCTTTATGGCGAATGCCCCCTTCTACAGAGCTTATTGGCTCCCACTCACCGATTACGTCCTTCTGACGCATCGTGAGCGAGAACTGCAGCGCGGTCGCAAGAGCGATCGAGTGCCACCCCAATTCGTGAGCTTTGGCGCGGACAGCCGCGACATGCTCGTCGGTCAGAATGGATTCTCGTGCAGGAGGTGTCTTGAACCGGATCTTCGACAGGATGACGTCCGCACGCACGCAATCCTCGTACCCGAGCGTTACCCCATAACCGATGATCTGCCGTAGGGCGTCCATAGTGTGTTTCGCACGCCATGGCCGTGGAGCTCTATTATCCGACTTTGGAGATCCCCAAGACGCGTGCCATCGCTTGAAATCCGGACCAAGAAGGTTTCCGATTTGCCGCGACCCAACGGTTGCTTCAATGATCGTGAGCGACTTCACGAAGTTGATGCGGCTGTTCCACTTCATCGTCTGAAGTGGCGAGTCTTCATTGACTTGGAAGAGCCTGGAGACACTCCTAATTGTACCGTCGTAGCCTGGCGCCGAAGCACCACCGTTGGCCGCCCACGCGAGCATCTCCGCCTGCAGTATCTGACATCGCGACGCAAGTTGCAGTCGACCTTCGGGCGTGTCTGGGTAGTGAAGCCGGATGCTCGAAGGTCGATATCCACGCTTTGCCAAGTCGGCACGAGCCATCCAGTATTCTCGGACTGTCCCGTCTTTATTGGTTTTGCGCTTGAGACCAGGTGCGTCTGTCAATTCCAGTTCTCCACTCCGTCGGCGGCAGTTGGAAGAAAGCGCCGCCCCAAGCCGTGGCGCCGATCGAGAAACTCACGAACGGCCGGCCAGTAGCGGCAACCCGTCATCGGATCGATGCGTGGCAACCCATCTTTCTCCCAAACTGCGGCAAGGGCCGCCCATTGGGTCTTGGATTTCGGGCCTAGAACGCGAGCGGCTATAGAGGCCTCAGAAAGATACAGAGGCGAGTTGTCGTTGGCGGCGGTGCGCATCAGGCGACCACAAAGACTCGGCTTTGTTCGCGGATGCTCATTGTCTCGAGCGCGTCGATTGCCCGTACTAGGCCGTGCACCAATGCTTCGCCCTCCTCGGCGGTGAACGTGAAGGTGTACTCTTCCTCTTTCATGTTTTTGAGGTTCACCTTCTGATCGCACAGGTCGGTCAGAAGCGGCCGTAGAGTATCAAACTGCTGCTTGAGAATGGAGGCAACAAGCGCCTCATCGTTATTGGCGGTAGCGGCTTCGGGGGGCAATTTCGGTGTCTGGATATCGGTCATGTATTCTCCTCTTCGTGTTGGTAGGCCTAGACATCAAACCAAACGTCCTGTATCAGTCATTTTGTAGGATAACTTTACAAATAAGTCAAGCAAAATGTCTGAAATGGGTCCAAATGTCTGATGGGTCTCTTCTTGCGGCACAGGTCCGCGCAGCCCGCGCCCTCCTAGGATGGTCGCAAGGTTATCTGGCAGAAGGTGCGAACGTCAGCCGCTCGACGATCGCCGACCTTGAAGGCGATAAGCGCGATCCGCACGAAGCGTCGCTCTTCGTGATCATGAATGAACTGGCTAGCGCCGGCATCAACTTCACGGAAAGGGGGGTGGAATTTCGAGAATTCCCACCCCGCCAATACGTTCCGACCGGCATCAAGCAGAAGAATCGGTAGAGACCGGCCAGCGCGCTGCTTGTGTTGGCGCAGGTGGTGATCGCGCTGGCCACTGGTATTAGGTAGCGAGCGGCCGCGCCTGTGACACGCGACCGCCCGCCCGATCGCCGGTTCACGCGGCAATCGCCCCCGCGGGGGTCTTGATAAAAGGCCCCGTCGCCTAGTGGCGCTCAGGGGCAAAGGGCCGGAGGTACGGCCGGAAACTAGTTGGCCTGCAGGGCTTCTGCAGCGTTCCTCATGGCGTGAACCTGGAAACAAAGCTCGTCAAACCCAAGCTGGTCGCGGAACTGGGTCTCGTGAAGATCTTCCATCGCTAGGATGTTCCGGAAGACTTCATCAACGAGCGTGACTGCGATCTTGGCCATCATTTGCAGATCGTATACTTCACTCCGCCAGGGATGGTGCGGGCGGCCGTCATCGGCGCCCTTCACCTTTTTGCTTAATCCGGCCTCGCCGCCGGCCTGTCTTAATCTTTTCCCCTCATCGTGTTCGACGGCGATCGCCGGCATCGGTCTTAATCTGCGAACGTTGGTCATGTTTGGTCTCCTCATGTTGCTTTCGTAGCAGTGTGTTTGTACACTGTACCGACACAATAGCCGATTCTGGTTCTGTGTCAACACGTGTTTGTACAGGGTACCAATATGAAAGCTATTCAACTGAAAATGGCCCGCGCTGCTGTTGGCCTGGGCGTGAGGGAGCTCGCTGAACTTGCGGGCGTCACGGCCAACACCATCACTCGCATAGAGAACGGAGCCGACGCGAAGCAGTCGACGCTTGACGCGCTTCAGGCAGTCCTTGAGCGGGACGTCATCTTCCTGTCCGACGGCGAAACGACGTCAGGGGGCCCAGGCGTTCGTCTGCGCGATAAGTTTGGACAAGGAACTGAATGATGGCCAAAAAGCCTAAACTTGAACACTCCGAACTAGCGGGCGAGTTCACGGACGATGGGATTACCGTTCTCGTCGATATCTTTCGGCCGGCTGGAGCCGATGGAGGCTGGTCACTAGAAGTCATCTCCGAAAATGACGACCTCACGACCTGGGAAGAGCCGTTTCCGACCGATGAGGAAGCTTTCAACGAGTTTCTGGCGACTGTCGCGCGGGACGGGCTCAGATCATTTTTCGAAGTTGATCCATCGGTGCATTGACGTCGCCGCGCCGAGCAAGAAACCAAGTACCTCATTGATATTGTTCTACAAATTTGTCAAAATTCGCCTCTCTCGACTGTTGACGCACATCGCCAGATAGATCATGCACCGCGCCTCCCAAGAATCGCTATAGGCGCCCCACGTGACGAAACAGACGACCCAGAAGCCCAAGCCAAAACGCTCCGCCGCAAAGGCGCATGCCGAAGCTCTAACTGAATCCGCAGACGCCCGACAGAAGCGCGGGCAGAAGCCGCGGCCGATTGTCGAATTCCCAGAACCTCTGTTCGACGATTGGGATGATCCCTCAACGTTCGCCGAAGCGCTGCAGCTTCATATGCGCCGCCACGGCGACACGTGCTGGTACCTGCATCGCGCTATCATCCGCCCAGGCGAAACATTCAATCGCAAAACGATCGTCGTCTGGTTCAACGGTGAAAAGCCACCGAGAAGCGTCCAGAGCCTGGAGATACTCGGGCGAATAGAGCGCCGGTATCGTCTGCCTGCGGGCTACTTCAAGAGCAAGCTGCCTAACCCTATGCGTGCGACTAAGGGCCACGATGTCGGTGACGAAATTGGGGATGCCGAACGCCGTCGGATGGCTTGGCACCTGCCCGACGACTTCAACTCTCTTCCTTTTGAGAAGCGAGAGGAAATCATCGAGTGGGTCCGGCGCGTCATCATCAGCGGCACGACGGAATACCGCCGCTTCCAAGCGGCAGCGATTAAGCAGCGCTATGCGATTCGGTTCCCTGCCCTGACCGGCCGTTCGGTTTCACCGGTTTGGGATATCGAAGACGAGGACCCGAACACCGTCGACCCTGACCTTCTTTCGGGTAGCCTCGATGCACCCGCAAGCTTGGCGGCCGAGATGGAAAGTCTTGTCCGGTTCAAGACGACCACGCTCACTGATTTGGGTTTCCAGCGAAATGGCGTTTGGGGCGAGGAGACTGCTGCGCAAAAGATCGAACACCTCGGATTGATGTTCGGCGCCCTCTCTGCATCGCCGGACGAGGGTGTGCGGGGCTACGGCCTTCCTTTTGAGCGGCTGACATTCGGCCTGCTCGCGTTTCCTGGCGTTTGGGATTGGTACCTGCGCTGGCGCGAGCGTCGCCGAGGGTTTTATACGACCTGGGAAGTGAACATGCTGTCCATCGCTCTTGCCCTGACGCGCAAGGAGACGGGCTGGCTTCGGCAGCACCCCGAGTTGCTTATGCGGGTTCGCCCCGTACCAGGGCTTATCTCCGAATCCGAAACCACGGCTGCGTCCAGTGATTGGCATGGCTACTGCGACAATTTCTATCGTCACCTCACCAACCGCTTGAAAGAAATTCAACGCGTCGCGCGGGTCCATCGCGATCCGTTCGAACCGATCATGTGTGTGCTTGAAACCGATAGCCCGCTCTCGGAGTACCGAAAAATCACCGACGAGATCCTCGCTCGGATGCCCGATGAGAAAAGGCATCCGCGAGCCGCGGCAGAAGCCGTGCGGTCGTTCCTCCTGCTGCGGCTGGGCCTGCATCTAGGTCTCAGGCAGAAAAATCTGCGGCAAATGCTCGTATGTCCTCGAGGCCGACTTCCAACCACCGAACGCCGCTTAGAGGATTTGAAATGCGGTGAGCTACGTTGGAGCGATCGAGAGAACGGCTGGGAAGTGTTGATCCCCGCCAACGCGTTCAAAAACGCAAGCTCATCGTTTTTCGGTCAGAAGCCATTCCGCCTGGTGTTGCCCGACCTCCTGGACCTCTACCATTACATCGACGCCTACGTGAGCCGACACAGAGCAGCGCTCATTGGTGAGATCAAAGATTCGGGAACCTTCTTCGTCAAGACGACGAAGTCGAACACCAAAGACGCGGCATATGACAGTTCATCGTTTTACGAAGTCTGGCGTCTCACCATTCAGCGTTACGGCATCTACAATCCATATACCGGCCGTGGAGCAATCAAGGGCTTGCTGCCTCATGGGCCCCATAACGTGCGCGACGTCCTGGCCACCCACATCTTGAAGAAGACCGGTTCCTACGAGCAGGCGAGCTACGCGATCCAAGACACTCCAGAGATGATCCGCAGCCATTACGGCAGGTTCCTGCCGGAGGATAAGGCCGCCCTGGCGGCGCGGATTCTGAACCAGGTTTGGATGGCGGCTTAAGGATGGTCGACGAAACAGTGCGTGATGAAATTGTCGTTCTGATGAGAAGCGGAGATGGGTACTTCGACCACGACCGTCTGTCGCTTCGGCACCTCAAGAACGTCGTTCCGTCGATCGGGGACCGCCTCACACTCCATTTAGACGATGAAGGACTCGGCGTTTATCAAGTCGAGCAACGCTACCTGGCAGACCTGCGCCTCGTCGACAATGGAGGAGACGACGGGTGCTTCTGGGTCTTGGTCGTTGATCAGTTTCATGAAGATCACTTCTGTGAATTGGACCTTACGGTCCGCGCGATTTATCGCGAGGATTTCCACAGAACATGGAAAGGTGCCGTGATCCCCGCTGCACCGCCTCAGTATGAACCCGTCCCGCCGCCCGATCTCCCGAAATCCAAGCGCATCAGCCACAAGATGAAGGATCCTGCGTATTGGACACCTGAGCGGAAAGAGACGATGCGCAAGAAGCGTGAGGCTCGACTGGCGAGGATGAGAGCGATGGAGGAGTTAGAGAAAAAGCGGTGATGTGCCGAGGGGCTCAGCTCCGGCGCTGATCCCCCTTAGCAGCACTTGACCCGCAGAGGCGCATACCGCAGGGCGATTCCACATCAATTCCATTGGTGAAAGGACCGTCGATGAACCACCCTGACAAACTGATGTTCAAGCTCGGGAGGCTGTTCGAGGCATCCGCGTCCGGCCGGCTTGCTGTCGTGCTCGCGTTTGTGTTGGGGTTGGTTGCGATCGGCGCGTGGACAGCGCCGACGTTTGTGCCGCTGTTAAGATGATGTGCGGCTACCGATATTACCCCTCCAAAGTCGCGGTTGCGCCTTTCTCGACCGTGGGGCAGCTTGCCGCCACGTTCACGCGACAAGCGGAATCGGAATGTTCGCTCCATCACTTCGTGACCCCGGGTTTGTTGAACTCGTCGACGAGCAGCCGAATGGTAAGTTCGTTGTCTGGGATGGTCAGGCCACTGGCTTACCGCGTGCGTACGGCCGCAAGGAACGTTGGCTAGTCGAGCATCTTGAGAGTGGCCGCAAGCGCTTCTACAAAACAAAAAAAGAGGCACGTGCCGACGCTAGGAAGTGTGCACAGGCTGTCGGCGATCAGGCGCGTTGGTGGGAGAGCGGCTGGGATATTTTATAGGCACCATCGATCGTCACAAAACCGTGGATTGAACCCCAAAAACAGCAACTCTGGATATCGTCCCCTTCCCGCGCGCAAAACCGCGTGCTTACGTCTGTGCGGGGTATTTTAGTAAAAGCTGAGGGGAATTCATGAAAGTCCGTTATTTCGCGCTGGTCACTGTGCTGGCTGCTTCTTCGTGCGCCAAGCGTCCGGATGCGATCGTGCCTGTCGATATTCCGATGGCTGCCTATTCGAACCAGAGCTGCCAAGGCCTCGCACAGGAACTGATTAAAGAGCGCGCAGTTCTCTCAAGCCTGTCCAAGCAGCAGCACGACGCAGCAACTGGCGACGCCATGGGCGTCTTTCTGATTGGTGTGCCCATGTCCAGCACGTTCGGCGGCGACAAGGAAGGTCAGGTTGCTGTGTCGAAGGGCAAGGTGACGGCTATCGAGTCTTCGCTGAAGGCGAAGGGGTGTAAGTAGCAGTAAGGCGCCCAGATTTCGCCAGTCCACCCACTTTTTTCATCGGCCCTTAGCCTCCCAGACTGATGAACATCCACTATGTCCTTAGCATTCTCCGCCTATCTCAGAGCTCTCCAAGACGTCGACAACCTCCGGCAGTTTCACGCGGATGCGGGAGGAGTTGCACGGGGTCGACGGGCGGCCTCATTGGCGTCGCTCAACAAATCTGCAATCGTCCTGCTTTGTGCGTCGTGGGAAACGTACGTCGAAGTAGTCGCGCTTGAGTGCGCGGACAGAAATATCACTGCAGCGGAAACACCCCAGGCACTTCTCGCGCCGATAAGGCGGATGGTCCACAAACACATCCGGAAAGCTGACGACGAGCGAACTTGGGAGAATGTGACCGGAAATGGATGGAAGGAGGTGGCACGCTCGTTGGCTGAAGCGAGAGCCGCTGAGCTCAACACGCCGAAATCGAACCAAGTGAGATCTCTGTTTCAAGATATTCTGGGGATCGCCTCTGTCGAGAGAAACTGGTTATGGCATCGCTGCTCAAACGAGCAGGTGATCACAAGGCTAGATGAGTTTGTTACGCTTCGGGGCGCGATCGCGCATGGTGAAGTGTTGGCCAGGGGTGTCACGAAAGCGCAAGTTGATAGGGCCGAAGACATGACCACTCGCCTTGTTTCAAAAATTGAGGAGAGGTTGACGGCTGAAGGACTACTGCCTGCGTGACGTTGGTTCGAAAGGCTTGACTCCCCACCAAACCAGAACATAATAAGAACATTCACGGCGTTGCGGCCGCCTCCCAGCACAATAGCGATACACTCCGCCCCAGCGGAGAAGGAGAAGCCATGTCCGCCGTTCAGTCCCTACCCGAAACCGATGAACTAGCAGCCGCCCTCGCCTGGCACGACGGTGATGCGATCGCGACTATCCAGACGCTTCTTAACGATTGCCGACGTCTCCGCGAACAGCTTGCCCTAGCCGAAATTTCGATGAGCTTGGGCTTTACGCGCGGCTGGCGGCCATCCGTCGACGAGAGCGCCCAACCCACCGCGTGACGCCATGCCGGAACAGAATGGTCTAACCCGTCGTCAACGCATGCACACCCTGAGCAAGGCCGAGGAGACCCGCCAAATCGTCAGAATTGACTGCATGTATTGTCGTATCACACGCCGATACCGCTGCAGCGACCTGCTGAAGCTCTGCGGCGACGTGCCGATCGACGAAATCGCGCGCCACTTTCGGTGCGATGTATGCAAACACAAGGACTATCTGCGGGCGCAATTTGAGTTGCCATGGGGCGCCGACACTGGAAAGCTCCAGATCCGTAAGCTGGTGAGGATCAAGATGGTGCCTAGACCAGTGTGGAAAGACGACTTCTACTGAAGGTGAGCAAAGGCGATGTGCAATCTCTATAATTTGACCACCAACCAGCAAGCCATCCGTGATTTCATTTCGATCACCCACGACCTGGTCGGCAACCTCGAGCCGTCAGTCGACATTTACCCCGATCGCTTCGCGCCCATCATCCGCAACAACGAGGACCGGCGCGAACTCGCCATGGTGCGTTGGGGTATGCCTTCATCGAGCAAAGCGCAGCTCGACGCAGCCACGAAGCGTGCCGATAAACTTCGCGCCAAGGGCAAAGAAGTCAACTTCGACGAACTCCTGAAAATGGAGCCCGACGGCGGCACCACAAACGTTCGCAACACCTCCAGCAAGCACTGGAAGCGTTGGCTGGAAGTCGGGAACCGCTGTGTCGTTCCGGTAACCCGTTTCGCCGAACCGGATCCGGCAAGCAAGGTCGAAGGCGGCCGCACGCCCAACGCATGGTTCGCGAGCACAGGTGACGAGCCGCTGATGTTCTTCGCCGGCATTTGGGTGAAGGACTGGACCAGCGTTCGAAAGATCAAGGATGGGCTCGTCACGATAGACCTCTTCGCGTTTCTAACGACGGAACCGAATGGCGTCGTTGCGCCGATCCACCAGAAAGCGATGCCTGTGCTCCTGACCACACGGGACGAGGTACAGACGTGGCTGACCGCTCCGTGGTCAGAAGCCTATGCCCTGCAGCGCCCCCTGCCCGACGACAAGCTGAAGATCGTTCAGGTAGCAGCGCCGGCCACCACCCAAGAGGCGCTGCTATTGTGAAGAGATGGATTGCAGGCTTTACGGCCGCTTTCGTGTGCTGCCATCCGGCCGTCGCTGCCGAATGCTCTGAAGGAATCGGACATGGATATTCTAGAATTCCCCCACACCCGAGACCAACGCGAGGCGCAGGAGCGTTTGCGTGACGCCATGCGCGAGTTCAACGCGGCGGTGAAGTTCGCCGCGAAAATGGGGCTCGAGGTAGATGTCTCTCAAGTGCCCTGCTACGCCAGCTACAGCGTCGAGCCGCTCATGCTGGTGAATGTGGCCGCCAACATCCCTGGGAAACTTCCGAACGTCGACGTCGGAGAGTTCTGACGGAAAGCCGCCAATGCTGGCTCGGCCGCGTATAGTAGTCCCGCCCTCGCTGAGGCATACACTGGTCTCCCGCCGTACCCCGAAATCTTCCTAGGCGAATCCTACAATATCGCAACTTGGCGCGGTGCTTTACACCTGCTTGATCTCGCCACGGAGGAACACAGGAATGCCCCAACGCAAGAAAATGAAGGCAAGTGAGGTGAAGGATTTCGTCGATGAGATGATAGCAGCCGGTTGCGATATCTGCGCCGTCGGCCGCTACACCTATGTCGCCGGCGACATGCAACCCAGCAACGCGGACCTCAACGAGGTTGCCCGCATCAGTGAAAAGTACGGCGACGAAGACGCCCTCAGGCAGGAGATTACGGATTACCTCTGGTCGATCGGGCGATACATAGAGCTTGCATCTGAGGCCACGTGGCACAAGCCGTCTGCCCCACATTGACGCTGCACAGCAGCGTTGTACGCTCCCAGTCATGTCCGCCGTCACATCCTTCGTCGCCGAACTAATCTGGGCCGCGAACCAGTCCCAACACCTAACGACATTTGAAAAGCGCCGGCTGCTCGAGCGTGCGGTCGTCACCATCCGTGAAATGCGTGACCAGGCCGGCATACCCAGCAGCAACACGGAAGCCGATGCCGTGATAGACCTTCAGACGACTGCCGCTGCGATCGACAAGCGGACCGACGAGCAAATCAAGGCGGCGTTGCTCGATGCGGCAGACATGATCCGGACGCTGCGCATCTTGCTGGATGGGAAGGAGTGAAGGTTCCCATGTTTGAACAAGAGTCCCCCTGCGCCTGAACTAAATTAACCGCACTGTCGACCCACAGTTGATCTTCAGGCTGGCTAACGCTACCGCTGAATGCAACTACAAGCGAACGGAGCGGTAGCTGTGAATTTCCTTGTTTGGGCAGATCAGCCCCTAGCGGATCCCTTTCCATACGGCAATATTCTCGACATGAATGACGACCACACGGCCATTTTTGTCCGGGTGGAAGAAGGTAAAATCTTGTGGGTGCTCGGCAAGGTGGTTCCGGAAAAGAACTCGATCACGATGCTATCGCATGGAGTGGTAGTGGAAGGGCTAAAAAAAACCTCCGTACATTCTGTCTCGATCGACAACTTCGGCACAGTGATTGTTTTCTACAGTGAAAATTCTGACAGCCAAAAATCCCACTACATAGTCGGGATGGTTGAAGTAAACCGGCGAATTCATTGGAATAAGCCGCTTCTATTCAACGACTACAGCATGGCGGGGCAGATCCGCAGTGCGCGTCGATCTCCACGAACCGTCGCGGTTTGGTCAGAACACATGACAGCCATGTCAAACATCAACGCGCAAGTCGGAGATCTAGACCGTAGCAACCTGACGATCAAATGGAGCAGCGCGAACAAAGTTGAAGGCGGTGGCTTTCCCACTCTTGGCCTGAATAACCTCGATTATCTTGTTCAGATCCACGCGACTGATTTTCTATTCTCCGACCGCTGGTATTGCCGGTCCGGGCGGATTGACTCCCAATCTCACGAGATTTTCTGGAACGAGTCTGAAAAAATCGGCAAGGCTCGAAATTACTACACCATACACCCAGTCTCGCTACTCGACAGCCAGATCGTGCTGGAGATGCATGCTCAGACGAAGCTTGGCCCCGATATATGGTTCCGTTTTGGAATGATGGACGGTATGGGCAAGGTCGCGTGGGAGACAGATGAATGGTCTAATGGTGGACCTGGGGGCTGGGTCGCATTTGCATGCTCAAACGACGGAACCGTGCTGGTGAACAAGGGATCCAGGATGCCTTTTAATCCCGATAGCCTATGGCTCGCCAAAATCCAGAGTGTGTAAACACTCCGCATCCGCACTGCCGCGCCGCAACGGGCTCCAATAAAACAAAAAAAGGCCCGCCACCGATTAGGGTAGCGGGCCTTGGTGTGGGTGGCTGGTTGTTTTTAAGAGAGGTTGAGCGTTACGCCTCTCAGGTCAATCGCCCCATCTCGATCATCGTTGCGCGAGCGGTCAATCGACGAAAAGTGCTCAGTCGTGACATAGTCCTGAAAACGATACTCCGGCATGGAGATGGCCTTGACGGGCTGCGACTCCAGTTTCACGGACTTCTTCGTATCAGCTGACATGATCTGTCTCTCCATTCAGATCCCGTGGGTAAAAGTGCTTCCTCTTTATCCAACGGAAGCCCTCATATTTCGTAACCGTCGCAATATCCAGATCACCGCCGACTGTATCCGCGCCTGGAAGGAACCTGACAAACGATGATGTCGTCTGGGCCAAGAACTCTCCCAATCGGATGGCATCGATAACTGGCATTGACGGCTCCAGTAAAGGCGCCTCTGACGCCTGCCTTAAGTTATGAACCAGTTGTGAAGCTTGCGCGTCATCCAAACCGGCACTTTTCAGGACCTCGTAAGTCTGAGACGAGATCCCCAGGACCAGTCGCACGCATGCTTCCGGCTGGCCAGCCCATATAATGCCGCAGTCATCAACACCTGAGATGCACTGGGGTTCGACGACATTGCCCTGAATGAACGCGAACTTCCAGATCTCGTTCCCACCATTGTTGTGGGAATACCCTCCAACGAAGAATTCAAAACTCGACGCTTTCGCGATCTTTTCGTCGAGTGCATTAAACTTCGCCAGAAAGACCTCGAAGGAGAACCTAATGACACTCTCAATCGTATAGTTTTCAGCGCTGATTGTCGTCTCGCCCGACATTAGTCGCTGGCGAATTCCTTTAGCAATTGTGGCGATCGACTCCGTGCCGAAGTTACCTAAACCGCAAGTCATTGCGCAAACAGGTTGACCTCGGAATAGATTGAAAACTTTGTCGGCGTGATTGTACACTCGGGTGACAGCTGGCGAACCAGCGCCGTCAACGGATGCAAGTGTCGTCGCGCTATCAGCGACAAAGACGATGCACTCGTTCGCCTTGACTCCAATGCAGATCGTCAAAATGCTCCTCCCAGTGACAACCTGAGAGGAGCGTACCTGATTCTATGCTTCTAATCTCCACTACAAATGGCGTGGCGGCGAATACTCACCCTGTCCGCGTTGTCCGCGGCTTCGCCTGATTCTCGACGATACGGTCAACGCGCAGCGTCATATGGTCCACCGCGGTCTTAACGCCGCTGATCGCCTCCATGATGCTTTCCGTGGCCTCCCGCATGCCCTGCTTGGTGATGTACGTCTGGGCCGTGTGCAGTTTCTCTGCGGCGAGGTCGGCGGCTACCTTGTCTGCCTTGTCCTCGGCGACCTTGACCTTACTTTCAATCCGCCACCAAACGCCGGAAACAGCTCCGAAGACCATCACCATGAATCCTACCAGTTCAGCGGTTATGGTCACGCCCTCACCCCGCAAAGCTTCTCCAACTTGAAGTTCTCCGCCAGGATCTGCCTCTTGGTGCCTTCCGTCATCTTGTCTTCGACGGATGGCCGAACGGCGCGCGCAATGTCGCAATAGCTACCGGCCGTCACGCAGCCACTTACCGAGAGCGCGATCAATATCGCCGCCCCCCATGTTTTGAACTTCATCTTCGACGCCCCTCGCCCTTTTTATGGCTTTCGCGTTTGCTTTAGCTTGCTCCGCCTTGGCGTCAGCCTTGCCGCTGGAGCGTCCATAGAGAAAAGCACCCGCGACGATCGCGAGCGCTACGCCGACCGGAGCCAGCCAACCCGTGATGCGGGACCAGAGCCCTCCGAAGAACGCGGTAAGCATCATGTCGGATGCCCCGCCTTCCTCGCCCACTGCCACCACGCCACAGGAATGGCGCCGATAGCGGCAGCAATGCCTGCCTCGATAGAGGCGGCAACGGCAGGATCTTCGGTGATCAGCGACCTGACTTCCTCGCCGATGTAGCCGGAGCCGTATAGCCAGCCTGCAATCATGTAGAGGGCGATGCGTATGAAGGGTGACATTTGTCCTGTGGTCATTTCTTGCCCCCCTTGATCAGCGCGAGCAGGAAGCGGCCGAGTGCGGCCCAGAAGCCGGGTGCGGTTGGCGTTGGCGCCGCGACGCCCTTGCCCCAGAGCGCGCCTTCGGCAGTTCGCCGGTTGACGAGGCCCTTCACTCGCTTGCCGCCAGCATGGACCCACTTCATCAGTTCGGCCGGCACTGCGTCATAGTTGCCAGCGTTCAGCTTCTTGAGCAGGGTCGATGAGTGAAGTTTGCCGGTGTTGAAGTCGAAAGAGACAAGTGCAGCGTGCTGGTTATCGTTCAGCGGCACCTTGACGAGGCGCGCGACGCGTTCCTCAAAAACAGCGAGGTCGGCGCGCAGGATCTCTTCGGCCTTGGATTCGGTGATAGCCATGCCAGGCTTAACTACTGGCTCGCCGGCGGCGCTGGTATGGCCGTAGCCGATGGTCCAGACGCCGGCGACGTCCTGGTAGGCCTTCGTTTTCAGGCCCTCCCACTGCTTGACGAGCGAAAGGCCCGCCGCGTTGATGCGTCGTTCATTCATGGTTGGAACCTTTTTGCTAAATTAGGGTTGGAAACGCCAATCTTTCGTCGCGGCGATCACGTCGCGGCGACTGGGGTCATAGGTGGAACATGGATTACGAGAGGATCGGCCGCGCTCGAATGATGGTCCGACTGCCAAATCATCGGCGGTATCTGGCCCACCTTAAACTTGCCCTTTTACGCGATCTCCTGGAAAACTATGGTCGTGCAGTCGTGAAACGTGACGAGTTGCGTGCGCGGAGAGTCCGGCGAGATCTGATCTCCCAGTACGATGAGCTGTGCCAGGGGATGGAAGACGACGCCGTTCAGCTCATCGAGTGCGTCGGTCTGCGACTGGTTCAATGAGGTGCAGATGCGCAGATCGATGAGATATGATTGGGATGGCGCGCGCCGGCGCCGGATGAGGGTGGCGAGATTTGGAACCGCTGTCGCCTTGGCGGGTCTCCTGGTCGCGGTCGCGACGCAGGTCGTCACAGGGGCGCTCTGAGACGCAAAAGGCCCCTTCTCCTTATAATCAGGTGAAGAGGCCTTGTCTGAGCGTTCGAATTCACAGACGCGACACCTATACCAGCTCATTCAACATTTCCAACACTCCACGCCATGATAAGTGCCTTCATCCCCGAATACGAGTTCGAGAGCGACCGGAAGGGTTTGCCGAGCCATGTCGTTCACCTTGTTGTAGAAAATAGGCGCCGGGCACTAGCTCGCCGCTAGCCTTGCGAGGGCATTACCGCCTCACCCGGTGTATGGACTCAAAATACGACTTAGGGTTACATCCCGTCTAGGAGACGGGAGTGGGTGATGACGAAGGTACTGCGGGGCAGAAAGGGACATCTCTTTCTCGACAACGACACGAACAACGTGCAGCTTCAGACAGCCGGGATACCGTTCATGACTCACGAACGGTTTGAATCGATCGCCTCGTCACACAAATCCGCTGATGAACGAGCAAAAGCCCGCGCTGGCCGTTACATCCACTTGATCGCGCCTAACAAAGAGACGGGGTGCCGAGACTATCTGCCATCGCCTGAAATCTACGAGATGCACGGCAAGACGCCCGCAAATCTATTTATGGCAAACACTCAATGGTCGGCATCGACGTACTTCAACCACAACATCCTGTGCGACCACACATGTCAGTACCGCCACTACGATGTCGACGAGAGCCACTGGAGCGTGACGGGAGCCTTGATCTACCTAGAAGAGGCATTCTGCTATTTCGGGTGGGATGAAGAGCTAGAGGCACTGAAATCAATTGATCGGAGGATCGCGGTTGCGCCCTCTCAAGGTGATCTTGCTTCGCTTGTGAATTTGCCACCACGGCGCCTGCCAAGAGTTGAGGTGCGCAACCGACAGTCAGTCTTGCACTTTCATGGGGACGTCGCGAACGAAGGCTTCATTCAGCACTTCACCTGCTGCAGAGGAAGCGGTCGCGCATTGATTTTGCACGACAGCTTTCTTATGGAGCCCCTCCCATTCCTGACCGAGATATTTTCAGAGACTCTCGCAGTACATTGCCCTGATTTCCTGCTCGACCTTGAAGAGCAGTACCGACCGGACGTTGTGATCAAGCTGCAAGCAGAGCGCTTTTTCCCCTACATCCCGGTAGAGAGGCCATCGACTGACGAATGGCTTTGTGACGTTGAGAAGCGCAAGCAGGCGGATTGCAGCAACTCGCGCGCCTACATTACCTCCATTGCTGATCCAGCGTTGCGGGTGGCGGCTGAGTAGACATCGATTCCAGCTCCTTCACTCGAGCGCTTAGCTCCTGCACCGCCTTTATAAGGATGGGCACGAACTGCTCATAGCGCAGAGACTGAAGGCTGTCGGGGTCGGACATGTCGTCTATCACATGGCCGCCAAAGTCGACGCCTTGCAGAGCCTCTTGCACCTCCTGGGCGATCAACCCGAAATGCTGCCGACGACCGGTCCGCGACACCTCGACAGGCTTCGTGACCGGCTTGCGAACGGTCTTCATCTTGGGAACGGCGCGCATCACCGGCTCGCGGACAGTGTCCGTAACGGGGATAACTTCTGGCTGCCCCGAAATTTCGACAATCTCGCCAGTCTCAGACCGTACCCGCGACGGCTCACGCGGAACAACTTTGACGATCGGCAGGCCATCGTCATCCAGGCGAGGAACTTGCACATCACGGAATAAAAGTTCTCCCGTCTGAGGGTCTGTCGCCTGCACCGGATCCAGCCAAACAAGAACTGGCCCACGTTCGTTGTGCTGGATGATGACTTCCTTGTCCCCGTCGAAGTACCGCTCTTCACGAATGATTTCGCCTTCGACCGTTTCTTGCTCTTCGATCTCCTCGAAGTCATCAACGTATTCGATCTCGGTCCCGCCGACCTTCAAGTTGTAAGCGACGGCTCGAAGAGCTTCGATGAACTCCAACCCAAGCGGGCTGTCAATAATGTTGTCCTTCAGCCTTTTGTCAGAGCCTACGGTCACAGCGTTGACGGAGTAAATGTTGGCCCAGCGTCCGGTTGACGCCGCTCCCAGCGAATATGCGTTGTCCGCCCCAGGCACCAGCCCGCTGTTTGAGAAATACCCCCTAACCGCACCTTGCGTCGAAAACGCAAGCATGTTTGCGCCAAGGTTGTATATGCCGGTGTCAGGGTCGAGCAGGAAACTGTAGGCTGGCGAACCTTGCGTTCCTGGCTTTGTCAGGACGTGGCCGGACCCATCGATCCGGTAGATCATTTTGGCGGCGTCCCGGTCCTCACAGAACGTCATTAGGTTCTGCCAGAGAGCACCTGTGGAGGCCTTTGACTGGTCAGCGTGGAAGGCCGAGTAAACGCCACCGACCTGCACCTCCGTCCAATATCCGTACCCAGTGCTAATAGACGGGCCGCCGGGGCTTTCTACACCAAAATTGACAATGGACTGAACGCGCTGAACGGTAGCGCCAGCGGTATCGATTTTCTTGACGGCAGTTTCAAGCCCTACGCCGGCCCCCGTGGAACCGCCAACCTTCTCAAGATCGATCAGAAGCCCGCCCGCGTCTCCAAGCGCGCCTTGGCCGACGAAGATCATTCCGCCGTCAATTTCGCCCTGGTTTGAGTTCGTGTAGTAGCCCGTTTTCGACACCGACGCATAGAAAGCAACGTCTGCGAATGCCGGGCCATTGGACCCACTGCCCTGAACTTTCCGATCTATTGCTAGGGTCCCGCGCGATCCGCCATTGGCCGCCGGATCCGTACTAGAGAGGCGATGAGCAGCGAAAAACCCACCTCCGTAGAGACCGTTGTCCCATGCCTGCGTCGTGGATGTGGCTGCCATCGTAAAGCCGCCATCAATGTTGCGTTGCTGGACGTTGATGTCCGACGCGACTTGCGCCGCAGTGCGCGTCTCATACCCTGTCGTGTCCAGCTTCTGTCGCAGATAGGTGCCGGCAACAGCAGTTGGAAGGTTGACTCCCGCTGCGGAAGCCGCTGCCGCAGTAGCCGAGGCCGCCGCCGCATTGGCGAAACCTTCCGCCGCCGCAACAATCGCGGCACTTGCCTGGTCGCTGACGAGCCGGAACGTCGAATCCGACACGATGCCCATGACGATCATGCCGGCGACAAGGCCACCCGCAGCAACGTTATTGCCGCTATTGGTCTTCATCGTCAGCGCCGAGCCACCGTTGAAGCTGATGGTGACAGGCGAAGAAGTGTTAGCCTCAAAAACGTTCGTCCAGACGAGCGCCGAACTCGAGACGGGGATAGACGTCGTGGCCTGAATCGCGTTCGCCGTGCCCGCACCAACGTCCGATGCGATGATGAACGAGAACGGCAGGTCAGCAACGCGAGTCCACGAACCAGTGCCGCTCGCGCCAATCTTGCGGTAAATGCCGTTGTTGGCAACGGTCGCGTCGCCCAGCACCCACGCCATAGAGTTGGCGCCGTGGGCAAGGTCGGCGCTGAGGGCAGACAGAGAAGCAAAAATTAGCCCGCCGTTGGAGAGGAAGGCTTCAATGACATTCTCATACTGCTTCAGCAGCTTGCGGATTTCGGACTTTGCCGGCTGCTGCGGAGACCCAGCGGGGCCATCCGCATAGACGGTCTGTGCGTTCGGGGAAAATGCCACGTGGCTCTCCTGAAAAGAAAAACCCCGCCGAACGGCAGGGCTTAGAGGTGTTTGGTGGTCGGCATTCGGCGCGCGTCAGGTGACGATGAAACTGCCCGTTGCTACGGGCGTGCCCTCGATGCCGGAACTGTTGATTGAAACGATCCAGGCGTAGCGTGTGCCGGACGATATCGTGCGCGAGGCACTGTCTGTGGAGCTCGGCGCGCCGTACTCCGGTGGGCTGAGGTACGTTGCCGTGCCGAAGGTGTTGACCGTGTTCCAATAGATCTTGGCGCCGGCATAGTTGGCGCTATTTGGGGCCGTCCAATTGAACGTCGCAGTGCCAGAGCCAGGCGTGACAGACACCCCAGTAACAGCGGCCGGAGGCGTCGGATCTGCCGTCGAGGTAACGTCTTCCGTCGTGGACCACGCCGAGTAAGCGCCGCCTGCGCTGGTGAACGCGACCTGCACTTCGAGATCTTGGTTCACCGGAACAGTGTTGGTGTTCAAGTTGATGTAGCCAATCTCTGGAGCCGCATCCGGAAAGCTCTGCTGAACCCACGCACCCGGCACGCCAGCACCGATATCTGCAACGCGGTATTGGACAACCGGCGTCAGGCTGGCGTCACTAGGGTCGATAATCACGACACGGATATAAACCGAGCCGCCGTTCGCCTTTGCCTGCACCAGATTGATGACCGGCGTGACGATGCCGGTAGGATCCGGCTCATTCGGCACTGGAGGCTGCACGCCCTCATCAACCGCAGGGTTCCACGCGTCGATGTTGTCTGGATGCTGAACGATGTCCATCGAGAACCCACCGCGCGTGAGCGCGAGGATAGACCGACGGTTTTCAATTACCTTGCCGTTGAGTCGCGACAGCCGTAGCGGCGTATCAAGCCTGACCCAGCGCGAATAAACCGCGTTGATCCCGGACAGGCGAACGTCGATGCTGCCCTTCACCTTCTGACGAAGCCGCAACCAGTCGCGCTTGCCGAGCCGGCGGGCCTGCCGCCATTGGTGGACCCATTGATACTCGGCCTCCTCCGCAAGAATGCGTCCAGCCTCAAGTTGGGCGTCGACATCCTCGAAATAGTCGGTGTCTGACGTGGTGTAGGCGGTGGCCGGATACGTGAACTTCGGAATGAGGCGATTGCACTCATCCTCGAAAAGCACGTCGTATTGAATGTTGTGGCCGACGATATCGCGATCTGACAACGTGACGCAGCGGCTTTCGCGGAACTTGCCAACGGTCAGGATGCGAGCTCCGTCGCCCCTCGCCACCAGATGCCCATCACAGGCCGCCAGCATGGCGTTCAGGCCCGACTTCGGCCCGTTCTCGGTGGTGTCATAGCCGTTGCACTCGTAGCGCTTCTCTGTGCCGCCACCCGCCCTTGCGACGTCTTCGTCGCAGATGTTGGCTTCCTCGATCCAGAGATCGAGAACCGGCAAAAGCGCCTTGGTATAGTCGAGGCCAAAACCAAATTCGTTGAAGCATAGATGCCAGGCGATAATCACCGCGGCATTGCGCGTCCACTGCCATGTGCTTGGGTTGGTCGGGCTTTGCGCAGGATCGCGGAAATCCCAGCACAGCGCCAAGTCGGCTTCGACAGAGAGCGACGGCACGCCGTATGGGAAGAGCTTTTGCTGATCCTTCTGGCGCGTTGCGCTGGCGTACATGTAAGTCGAGGCCTGACCGTCTCCTCGATGGTCGACAGTCCACAAGCCAGACCCGGAAAATGCAGCTACGGCCGGGGCGTATGCAGTTTCGGTGGGCAGCCCCAGCCGTGTCTGGATGCCAACATTGACGCCGTAGCGACCGGTTGGCGAATAAGCGGTTCCGCCTGACAGAGTCACCTCATCGTCATGCAGCCAGTAGCGGTTGAACGATTTGATGCGGTGACCAGCGATCGCCTGCACTGCATGGAGGTTCGGGCCGCTGGACTCCCAGAGCATGTAAGCACCGGCCATCCGAGTCCTGCCTACGCCCCAGATCCGGTAAGGAATGGCCTGTGTCAGAGGCAGCTTGGCGGCTTCAGGCTTAGGCGGCTTTGGCGCCATGAGCATCTGAATGCCGATCGACAATGCCGTGGTGGCGATAGCCGAGGCGATAGACGCGTATGTGATAGTCGAAGCGCCAATGGTGATGCCGCCAGTGCCGAGCACCGCGGTAAACAATGGCGTGAAAATTGGGTCAAAGAGAACTGTGCTGTAAAGCGAGGTCGAGTGACCAAGGCCGTACCGCTGCAGCATCATGCGATGGTGTAAACTCACCCCGTAAACCTCCATGCTGCAACGTGATTCATCTGTTTCGCAATGACGCCGGACGGCCCAAGCATCATCCAAAGCGGGCCGAACTTGATTGCGCAGATCTCGCTGATGGTGCCGTCCATGCCGGCAATCGCCTTGACCACGCCGACGTCGCCGTCTTGCGGGTGTTGGATGCGCTTGAAGCCGATCGGCTCCAGTGTCTTGGCTGCGAAGGCGACAACGCCTCCAGCGCGTGTCAGGATGTCGTGAGCGCCCTTTGCCGTGGAATAGGTGCCGCGGTAGCTGGCGGCCGGATCGATGCCGATGCTCTCCTGCAGCCAGGTGGCGCAGAACGTCGTGCAGTCGTCACCACCCATCCCGCCCCACCTGAAACGGTGAGGCAGGGCCGCAAATTCCTGCAGTGTCATCTTGTTTCCTTGCCGCCGAGTGCGGGCTAGTAGCCGAGCGTCCACGTCGGCTGGACGCCACGCGCCAATCGGGCTGTCTCGTCACAGAACTTGTCGCTCGACGAAATCGCCTTCTGGTGAGCGGACGACCAAAGCGTGCGGGCCGGTCTCGACCGTGTCGCCTCTCCGGCCACAACAGCCAGAGAAAGCGTCAACGTCACCGACTGGCCGCTAGGCGTTGCCGGCGATTGCTCGCCGACGTGAGACGCCGTGCCGGTCCAGATCGGGATGATGTCGCTCATCGGCTGGAAGTATTGGTCCAGCGTCGTGATGCCCATCTGCACCGCTGCGCCCCGAACAACCGGCAGGCTGTCGATCGTCTTGGTGGCCGTCGTCGCGTCGATTCCTGACAGCGTGAATTCCACGCTATCGGCCGTGCCGTTGACCAGCACCTCGAGCGTAGGAACGCCGACCAGCTTGCCGCCGCCAAGGTAGACGGTGCCATCTGGATCTATGCTGTCAAAATTCGCCGGTATATCGTTGATTCCGAACCACATATGCAGCGCAGGATCAGTGGCGATGCGCAGGAAGATGCCTAGCTGGTGGCTACCACGCAGTTCGTCGATGACGTTGTCCGGAACCCAGCCCATCAGAACGCCTCGACAAACTGAATGGCCTGTTGCGTCACAAAGAACGCCTCGACGACCGACGGCAGCGTGAATTCCGACTTGAACTTCGCCACGAACATTGGCCGAGCGAACTCGACACGCGTTCCGACCGTCACGGCTTCCCGCAACGGTGGCGCGATGGCCAGTTGGTACTCGGTGAAGGCGCCCGCGCCGTCTGAGCCACCCGTCGCGTCGAGAACCTCCCAATAGCGGTAGGCTCGCCAGCCTTTCGTCGGATGGTAGATCGAAAACCAATCCGACCAACGAAGCGGCCGAGAAAGCCCGTAGACCTTCAGGCGAATGACGCCGGCATTCAGTGACGCCGCCTCGGTGATCTCACCCCAGACGGTGGCCTGGCTATAACCAGAGCCGTCGTCGAAGTAAGAACCATCCGAATGCGGAATGCCGCTGACGATCGGAGTCGGCAAGCGCCCGATCTTCGGAAACGGCCCAAACCAGTCTGTGATAATCGGCACGTTGATGAACCGGAACCCGCCGTTAAGGCGAGCTCCTAGCCAGTTTACGTACTCATAGTGCTCAGGGTCTTTGATTTTGCAGTCTTCGTAGACGGCGGTGACGATACCGCCACCGCTCATCTCGATTGTCTGCCCCTCGCCTACGCCATTGCGGCCACCGTCGATCGACGACCCAGTCACGTCATAGGAGGTCCGCGCCGGGGCCAGGAAGTTGGCCGCCAGTGTGGGCTGATTGATGTAAACAGCCATTGTCAGCCCTTCTGGTTGCCGTAGCGCGCTTGCATCGTGCCAAAGCCGCCGCGCTCCATGTTCTTGTTCTGCGCAGCCAAAGCCTCGCCCACGCCCTGCTTCACAAGCGTGCGCACGTGGTCGTCACCGCTGGCGCCACTTACGTGCACCTGCAGAATGCCGGGCTGTGCGTTGCTGTTTGCTGGGGAAGGCCGACCGTTCAGCCTTGGTGCGCGAGGTGCTCCGACAAGACCGCCGTTGGCATAGCCACGAAGCCGCTCCAGCGTCGGAACTCCAATGCGGCTGGTTGCGGCAGCGTCGAAGACGTATTCACCCTTGTGGACGATGCCTGCCGGTGTGTACTTGCCGCCCGCGCCGGTATAGCCGCCCTTGTCGAACAGGCCGATGCCGCCGCTTGCCGCTAGCTGCTTGGAACCAGAGAATGCCGTCCCTGATAGGAACGACAGCCAGGACGAGCCGCCACCACCGCCGGCCGAAGTCAGGTTAGTTGCAAGGCTGCTAAGCCCCTTGGTCGTTTCGGTAGAGGCCCCTGCCAACTTCTCGAGCGCCTCGCCTGCCGACTTGGCCTGCGAGATCTCGAAATGCATGGCGTCCTTCTTCGACTTCCAATCACCGCCCCAATTGAAGCCGTTGCGTGCCGCGATGGCGCTGACACCAGTCGGCATGTCGGTGACAAGGTTCCGCCCCATCGGATTGGCTTGCGGGTTGATATCGATCGCATTGCCATAGGCGTGGTTCGAGAGCTTATTCGTCCCGGCGATATTGCGGTGATTGTAGCCGCCGATCGACTTGATCTGGTATCCTGTGGCCTCGAGGTCGTTGACAAGTGACTGGAACTGCGAAGCGAACTTGGCGTTCACATCCGCCGTCAGGCCGCCTGCCGTGCTGATCGTCGATAGGCCGATGCCCGTCTTAGAAGTTCCGGCCGCTGGTAGTGCTCCGCGCGTTACTGCACCAACGGGCGCGACGAAAGCGGAAGCAAGCGACGATGGAGCAGCCGGGAAGGCAGATAGCGCCGAACTGGCAATACTCCCCGTCGTGCCGCCTGCTACGGGGCCGAACACAGCCGAGGCCAGTGCATTGCCGATCTGCGAAAACAGCGAGTCCAGAGACTTCTGCATTGCGTCAGCGGCTGCATTTTTCACAGCGTCAGCGAACGCCTCGCCGAGAGACTTTCCGCCCTCCAGAAGGCCGCCGCTGAATTCCGACAGGAATGAGCTAACATCACCGGCCAGCGCTTCTCTGTTGATCTGCTGCCTGAGCGCACGACCGGACGCGCTATTAACGTCTTCCGGAAGGCCGCGCCCGCGCTGCGTCTCGATGATGTTTTGGTCGATCTTCGACAAGCCAGCCATGCGGTTGGCGTCGAGCATGTCCTGCTGCAGTTTCGCTTCGGCAAGAGCCTGCGAGTACTTCTCGTAGGCGGCAACCTTCTGCTCTATTTCTTGCCGTTGGGCGGCGTTGAGTGAGCGGCCCTTGTCCTCAGACTGCTGTAGCAACTCCAAGCGGAAGCGGGCCGCGTCTGTGGCGACGCCAAACTGACCAAGAAGGTCGGTCTCGAGCTTTAGCTGCCCAATGCGATCGTCTGCCGACTTAATCAGCGAGTCGTATGCTGCCTTCGCACGCTTTGCCGCCGTTTCAGCCTTCTTGTCTTCCTTGTCGCTCTCCACCTTGTAGTTGTCGATGGAGATTGGCTTAATCGTGCGAGGCGTCAGCGATACCGGGCGCCGCGGATACTTGAAGGCAGGCTTAGCCGCCACCTCTTCCATTTTCGGAAGGGCAGCCAGTTCTGCTTGCAGGTCAGCAATCTGACCTTTGAGAACCTGAACAAGCGGTGCACCGAGCTGGTTGGCAGGGTCAATCTGACCACGCAACTCCTCGATCTTCTTTTCGATCTCGAGCCGCTTCTCGGTCAGCGCAAGAGCGCGCTGTTCCGGAGTGTCGAGCGACTTGATGACGAACGAGCCCGCAAGTGGAGTGCCAGCGAAAACGTCGTTCGTGCCAGTCGGTCCAGCGAGATACCGACCGATATTATTCAGTCCTGTGGCCTCGCCGAAAGCTTTCGACCAATCCTGCAGGTCGGTGTAGCCGTCGTTCAATGCCTTGACGACGCCCTGAATCTGCTCAATCAGGCTGTCGAAATTGATGTCGTTGATGTCTTTGGCAAGATCATCAATAGCCGTTCCGAAGACCTCGCCGGCTTTCGTAGATTCGTTGAACTTGCCGGCGGCATCGACCAGAACGTTCTGCAGCCTGACAAGGCGCTGTGAAATGGTCGACTCTGCTCCGGAGACCCTGTCTTCCAGCGTGCCGGACCCGGCTTCAAAAGCACGGAAGAATGCCTGGCTGGAAACCTTGCCGTCGATCATCAGCTTGCGAAGCTGAGAAACCGAACCGCCCGCCTCTTTCAAGCCGACGGCAACGGCCTGCACAATGGTAGGCGCGCCCTCAAGAATAGAGTTGAATTCTTCGGCGCGAACCGTTCCGCCACCGAGCGCCTGGCTCAACTGCAGGAGAGCGCCACTGGCCTGCGCCGCGGTCGTGCCGCCAACGCGCAATGCAAGAGAAATCTTGTCGGTAAAGTTCAGCAGTTCTTGCTGGGAAACGCCGAGTTCTTTCTGCGAAAGTGCCAGCCGGCTGTAAAGCGAGACGAGCGACTCGATGGGCGCGGCGTTCTTCTGCGCCGACGCAAAGAGCGAGTCATAGACCTTCTTGAGGTTCTCGCCCTCGACGCCAGCCACCTTCAAGGCGTTCTGAATGCTGATGGCGGAATCGATTAGCTGCTGCGTTCCGCGCGCTGAACCGATGACCGCAAACACGCCTGCGATCTTGCGACCGAGGCTGGAATACGCGCTTTCGACCTTGGCAAGCGCCTTGGTCGTTGAGCGGTCGATATCCTTGCCGAGCCGATCGAACCTTTTGACCGCGACGTTGCTCGTCTCTCCGACGGCGGCCTCAATCTTCTTGAGGCTTCGCCGCAGGGTGGCGACGTCTGTGCTAATGGAAATAACCAGATCGTCTGTTTTGTCTACCATCAGCCAGCCATCCTGTGGGCATGAAAAAGCCCGCTCGAGGCGGGCTTCTGTTGATCATTATCGGCCGTACTCGGCGATCAGTCGGTTCATCTCTGAGCCAGATGGCGCGCCGGTATCACTACCCTCGTCGGCCATCTCGTTTTGAGCCTCGATGCAGTCAAAGAACTCGACCATCGTCGATTGCCAGAACTCGGAGACCCGCCAACCGATCTTGTGAGACGTCTTCATCCACCGCCGGAGAACGACGTTTAGGTCGTCGGGCTCGCCGTCTCCGCTCCGACGGCTTCGGCGTTTCCCTCGTCATCACCAAGATGAGCCGACAGCGCAGCCTCAAAGGCTGCCGCGCAATCACCGAAGTGCTTGAGGTTCAGCCGCGACAGAGCCGCTCTGACGTCGCCGCGGACGGTCAGTAGTTCGATCGCCGCGATGGTCGCAGCTATTTCAACCGATGAAAGCCGAAGAAACAGATCCGACATCGATTTGCAGTTGAGCCGCGTCGACACAGCAGCAAGGCCGCCCATCGTGGCGGCGATGACTAGCTCGACTCCATCGATAATCAGCGAAACTTCGCCGCGTGCACCGTTTACAGGTTCAGCCATGGATTACGCCGCAACGAAGGTGAGCGAGTCGCCAGGAACGAACGTGGCGCTGAACTCCATGTTGTTCTCCATGTCGCCGCTCGCCTCGAAGTCGGTGACGAAGAATGGGCCGGTGAACGTGCCGAGACCGGGAACGATGACCTTGGCATTGAACACGGTCGCGTTGATGACCTTGTCCATGAATGCCGTCATCGCAACAGACGAGACGAACGCGCCGGAGCCGGTAAAGGTGCGGTTGACCATGCCGGGGCGCGAAGTCTTCTGCACCTCATCGCCGGGATTAGTGCACGACGGGATCGTGGTGTCGATTTCGCTGGCCGACAGATTGAAGCTGCGCGTCTTCAGGCCGCAAAGGTTGTTGAAAGTTTCCGGGCCTGGATCAGCGCCGTCGCCGATCTGGATGAGAAGCAGACGACCGAGTTGCTGGGACATGTGTAGGTTCCTTTAAAGACAAAAAACCCGGCACATGGCCAGGCGTGTTGGTTCTGGTGGTGTTTGTGGATCCGCTTAGGCTGCGGTTCGCTCGACGCTGGCGACAAATTCGATGACAGCGTGACCCGTCACATCGTCGACGTCGTAAAATGCGCGCGTCGCGGTGTGGCGGAGATTGACAAGCAGGTGGTTGGTGAGGGCGATTGGTGCATCGTGCAGCGCCTCGGATACCGCATAAGCGACCGCTCGCGCATCCTGCAGCGGATTGCCGCCACCCGTCCAAACATGGATGGTGATGTCGATTTCGGAGCTTCGAATACAGGTTGCATCATCGCGCCGTACCGTCGCGTCACCCATGGTGATGTACGGAACGATCGTGTTCTCGTCGGCTTTGTAGAGGGTACGATTTCCGACAAGTGCAGTCACAGAGGGCGTGATACGGAGCTTGGCGGCAATTAGGCCGACAAGCTCATGGTCAGGTGCAGACATTTTATTTCTTCCCCATCGAAAGCCTGACAGCCTTGCTTACGGCGCGGTTAACCCGCTCCTTTGCCTTCTTCCGCATTGCTCGCCACACATGAAAAATGTGGGGTTGCGCCGCAGTTCCGGGGTGCATTGCCACGCCACTCGACAGAGCGGCTTTCTTGCCGGCCACAGTGCCGCCGCCTTTTGCAGTGCTGTGTGGAGCAGTGCCCCACTCCAAGAAACGCCAAATAAACGGCGCGAAAACAGCCGCAGCAGACGGGTCTTTGGTCTCTTCAATGCCGATCAGCTCTTGGTGCGGACGATTTTTGATGTAGTCCGCCTCAATGCTTTCCATGTAATTGAGCGTGGCGCCTGTTGGCGCGTTCGCTGAAATCCTCTCGGCGGCGTCTTGCATGACTTGCAATTTCACGACGGCAACTTCGGCTTCGACTTTCGGCGCGAGTGCATTCAGCTTCTTGGTAAGCGCCTCGCGCCCCAAAATCTTCGCCTTCAGCGCCATCAACTCGCCTCGCCCTCAACGACCAACATTTCCAGATATGCATTCCGCTCGTCCGGATTTGTAATCGTCTTGATGTTGAAGGTTCGCCTTGGCTCGCCAGCAGGGTTCGTTCCGCCACGCTTATCGTAGACCTGCCACGTGGTTTCGACACCGCGTGTTCTAAGTTCGGACCGTACCGTGAGATTGTAAGGCTGCTTCGCCTCCAAACGCGCGGCCGTTACACCTTCGGATCCGCCAAACCTTGGCGCCAAGCGCGCCGCAGTCTCAAACTGGTCTTGCCATCCACCGCCTACGGGATTGCCATATTCATCCTCGACGTCGACCCGCTTTCGGAAGACGACAACGCTGTTGAGGCTACCGGCGCCGCTACGTTTTGCCATCCGCCTTCTCCCGCTTCGGCGCCGCCGTTCTCACAGCGACACCGCGCTCGATAGCTTCATCAGCGCAAGCGCGGGTGACGTTCAGGTGCATGCCCGACTTATAGGCCACGGTGAAGGCAGGCTGTACCCAGTTATGGTCAGCCGTGAACTTCACCCACGGCATCAGAGAGTCACACCCGGATCAACGACAGCGACGGTCAGCACGGTAGCGCTCTTCGCAACGCCGATCTGAATCGTGTCCATGCCGGTGGCGAGATCGGCGCGGGGGCAAATGCCGCCTGCGGTTGCCGACAACCAGTAATCCGTGCCGGCGGTCAAAACCGAGCCGACCGTGAGGTCGCCAGACTTGATCATCGAAACAGGTTGGTTCAGCGACGCGCCGTTGAGGGCGATGCCGTGCACCTGGCGAGTGCCGGTGCCGTTGTTGTCCGACAGCATCCACTTGCTGGTGGCTGCGTCGAGGTAAATGGCCTTGCCGGCCACGATCGTCTCGCCGGCTGTTCCGATGTCGCGCGTTGCGTTGCTTCCGGCGACTACAGCACTGGATGTAATAGAGATATCCATTGGAATTCCTTAGGTTTATGCGACCCGGCCGACTCTGTAGCGTTCAAGAATTGATGCGACACCCAGCGGCAACTCAGAAGAGCCGCCGTCTGCCACGGCTTCGCGGTTTTCGTAGAAATGGCCCACCAAGAGTAGGAGCGCCCAACGAAGATCCTGCGGCAGCAACTCGTGGCCACATTCAAACGTGACCTTCACTCCGCCTGGCTCGCAAATGACCGACGGCCACGAAGTGTTTCGGGCAGGCCAAATTCGGAACGGCTGCTGGTCAAGATCGTAACGAAGGCCGCCCACCGTTTGCTCGACGCCATCGCTGTCGCGATACGTCACTGACGTGACGCCGATCACCGGTCCAAGCGGCACGATGATCTCGCAGGGGAAACGATCCAGCGACAGCCGCCACGTCTGCTGCAGCAATGCTATGCCGATGCCGTTTGGACCTTCGATCACCGCCTCCGCGGCGGCGACAATAGACGTTATGTCGGCGTCATCATCGTCATGGAAAACGCGCAGATGGCGCTTGGCCTCTGCAAGGGTCACGGCCGGTCCTGCCGGCGCAACCGTTCTAACCAGCCGTGTCCACTCGTTCATTTCTTGCGAGCCTTAGATGGGGTAACGGCCGGCGGCGCATCGTCTTCGACGAGTTCGACAAGAACTTCCCAACCGGTGCCAACCTGCTCTTTAAAGATATTGAGCTCCACGACGTCGCCACGGCGATACGAGAAGGCCTCGCCAGCCAGGCTCGACAAAACTTTGATTTTCATGGGCGTAGGGAGGCCGAAGCCTCCCCTCCTGTTAATTAGGATGCGGCGTGCTGCAGCGTTTTCACCGCAGCGACGTCTAGCAGCTCACCATCAAGACGAGTGAACCCGATGAAGCCGGTCTGATCGAAGTCGGCATAGCGCTCAACAAGGCGCCGGATCGCGAACTCGCGAACCATGCGAACGACGTAGCGGTTGAATGCACCGAATGCGACGGACTTGTTCGAGGCGCCAACACCAGCCATCGCCTGGTTGATGCTGTACGGCTTGTCGAGAATAGTGGCCGGCGCGCCCGTTCTCATGTCTGCAGGCTGCCAGACGTACCGATCCTCGGCGTCACGGAGCTTGCGCAGCGACTTCAGCGTGCCGTCGTTGAACATCCATCGGACGGACGGATCGTCACGGTAAGCTGGATCGACGGCGTGGAAAAGGTCGATCAGATTGTCAAACGTGATGGCCGCGGCAGCAGCGACACCGGTCAGCGCCGTTGCTGCCGTGACAATGCCGGTCGGCTTCGCTGAGCCGTCGCCTACGGTTAGGTGGCGATTGCCAATACGGCCAATGCGCTCGCCCATGGTCGAACGTACTGTCTGCTCCACATCGATAGCCGAATCCTGCAGCAGTTCGGCAGAGACCAGGACGACGCCGGAGGTGTACTTGTACGCTTCGAGGGTTTTGGTGCCAAAAGCGACTTCGCTCTCCGAAACCTGCGTGTTTTCCCCGATGAGTGAGCCCTCGTTAGAGGTGTCGTCCATCGTCGGCCAAGGGATCGAATTGCCGGAGGTGGTCGTGAGCACGCGTGTAACGCCCGGATCAAGCATCGGGCCCCATGCCTTCAGCGACTTGACCAACTCGGCCATAAAGCCTTCAGGGACCAGGTACCCGCCCTTGGAATCAGTTCCAACGCCCTGAGCACGCATCTCCCGCACTATCTTCCGCTGTTCCGCGGGCATGTCCTCAAGACCATGCCGCAGATAGCTGCGGAACGCTGTGGCGCGCGCTTCGTCGAGGTTTTCCTGTCGACCGCCCTGCACAGACCGGTCTTCGCCGATCGGCCGACGTTCGTCGGCTGCATTGAGCTCACGCTCGCGCTCTTCCAGGCCTTCTTCGCGCTTGATGCGAGCCTCGAGTCGGTCATATTCCGCCATTGCGGCATCGTGCTGGGTTTCAAGCTCAGCAACGCGCGCTTCGGCAGTGTCGTCTTTGATGTCGGCAAGCAGTGCGCGGGCATCGGCTACAAGCTTCTGCTGCTTTTCGCGCAATTCGGTAATCTTGGACATGTCGTCTCCAAACGAAGAGAGCCCGCGAAAGCGAGCTCAGTGTGGTGGTGGTTTTGGTGGGTGACAGCGCTGGTCAGCGCGTGCTGCGGACCTTGAGTTCAAGATCCATTTTGAGGCGTGCCCTGGTAAGGTTCGCCTTCGTTACCGGCGCTGCCGCCGGATCTGTAATTTCTTCTGGTGCCGGCGTGGCAGGATTTGCCGACCGCCATTCAGCCAGTGCTCGCTTGCCGATTTCGGTGTCGTCGTAGGCCGGCCATGCGACCGCCGATACCTCGAAAAGATCGACGGCCTCAATGGTGCGCAGCGGCGGGTCGACGGTCTCATCCCACGACTGCTTCGTCACAGAGAATCCGAAGCTCATCCCTGACAAATCACCTCGCTCGACAAGCTCCCAAAGGTCGTTGCCGTCGGTGGTGTTCGGAATGTCGATTTCGACGGCGAGCCCCTTGGAGTCTTCCGCTAGCCGCAGCGTTCCGCTCTTAGTGCGACCGATCACGCGGCCCATATCGTGGTCGACAAGGGCTCGGACATCACCGCCGATCGCAGCGGCGAAGGCGCCAGGAGCAATTCGCTCCGTCCACCACCCGGAAATATCAGTCGGCGAATCGAAGACGGCCGCATATCCGACAAGCGTTCGCTTTTCATCTGCGGCACGCGTCTCTACGCCAAGCGTGCCGCCACGCTTTTCAATCTTGCTCATGCGGCCTGTGCCTCATCTTCGTTGTTGTAGTTCGCAGGCGCCGGTTGCGCAGCAGTCGTCGATTGCATGCCGAGAGGCACGGTAGCGCCCTGGATATGCAGCTTCTCAGCCTCGCCGCCGTGCTTCGGCCAGTTCTCCATCCCACGCACCTCATCTGGTGTGTAGATCGCGTTCTGGATCCCCTTGGCATATCCATCCATGCGGGTCTTGAAATCTCCCCGTTGGAGGCCATCGAGGTTGAATTCGCAAAACTTCGTGCGATTACGCGCGCTGAACAGTTTCAGGTTCAGTTCCTGCTCCCAAGCCTTCACCCACTGCGAGATCAGGTGCTTGACCAGATTAAGGTCCTGCTGCTCCGTGTTTGAAAACGTGCCGTGGGTAAGATCCTGCAAGAAGACTGGAGGAATCCCGTAAATGCGGGCAATTTCCTCTACTTGGAATCGGCGAGCCTCTTCCATCTGGGATTTGTCGGGATCGACGCCTACAGGCTTCAGTTCATGCCCTGTCGGCATGATCATGACGTTTCGGCGCTCGGCGTTGGCGTCTCGCACCGCTTTCTCGACGTCTTGTGACGCCCTCGTCGCGGCTGCAGGCGATGGCATAGGGCCATACAACGCCAGAGGCGGCACGCCACCGTTGGTAAAGAACTTGCGAGCGTACTCGTCAAGCGCTAGCGCAAGGCCAACCGCCCCTTTCAGCTTTGATACCGGGTCAACGTGAGACACGCCGTCTGGCTTCAGCATGAAGGTCAGGTCGATCACTTCGCTTGCGGTGTAGGTGACTTCCCGCGCGCCGTCCTTGTAGTGGTAAAGCTTGCGGCCGTTCTTGCGTTCGATCGTCAGATTGTCGGCGTCCAGCGGCCAGATGTTCATCACCCGGCCAGCCTTATTCCGTTCAATGAACGAAACGCCGCGGCCACGCAGCAGAACGCTGATCATCATGCCCTTGCGCCACATGAACGACGTCAATTCGTCATTCGGAGCGTCGTGCAGGATGCCGTATAGCGGATCAGATTCGGCTGTATCCCGCCCATCCCCGCTCTTTTTGTAGACCTGCAACGGAAGGCTGGCGATCGTGTTCGCGATGAAGTTGATGGCGCACCACACGGCCGGCACCTCGAGCGCCGTTTCGTGAGTGACGGTAACGCCGGCAACTCCGTGCCAGTCGTCCATCAGCGCGCGCCATGCGCCGACGTCAGACAACGGAACGCTTGGGCTCTCTAGGCTGGCTCGCGTTTCCGCAACCGCCTCCGCGACCCGCTTTTCAGCGGAGCGGGTCGTCGTAAATCCAAACATCAAACCACCTTGCCGCCGTCACACGACGGCAATTCTGAATTCGGGATTTTCCCATGGAGATGGAGCTTGCACTCCGCCGGACGCACGCAGGTGCAACCCGAGAACCATGATGAGGGCAATCGCGCCGTCGATCTTGTTCTCTGGCCGTTCTTTGCGCGGGTAGACGTTCTCTTTCGCGTCGTAATGGCCGACAACGTTGCCGATCATCCACGACAGCGGGTCCCGCGGGCCGGAGTTGTGTGCCAATTTGTTGGAGCGCATAAGCGCGTCCAATTCCTTGGTTGGCTCCGAGAAGTTCTGGACCGTCTGTCGGTACTCGACAGCGTTCGCTCCCTGCTCAACAAGATGGTTGGCCATCTGTTGCGCCTGCCATGGGTCATACGCGATCTCGAGAACCTCGAACCGCGTTGATAAGTCGATGATGTCGGCCTCAATGCGGTCGATGTCGATCACGTCACCTGGCGTCGCGATCAACTTGCCTTCCGCCTCCCACCCTTTGTAGGAGTCATTCCGGCTCTCAAGAATTGCTTGTTCCGGGACGTAAAACTTGGCGAACGGGTAGATCTTGCCATCGCGCTCAAACAAAGCAACGACGGCCGCGATATCTACCTTTGACGCCAAGTCCACAGCCACGCGGCACGGATGACCAGCGAAGTCCTCGATATCGAGATCCTCGTCGAAGCATCTATCCCATGCTCGCATGTCGTAAAGCGCTTCGTTCGTCTGGATCCAGACGTTCAAATGCTTGGTCAGAAAGTTCGCCTGCGAAGCTGGCGACGACATCGCCTTGCGGCACAGGGCGGCTACGTGCTCCGGCTCGACCGAAATACCATAATTCGGATTGGCCTTCCGCCACGTCGACTCTTCCGTCCAGTCGTCGTCCTTGTCGATCGTGTAGATGATGCCAAAGTACGTGTCGTCTTCGGCGGTCTTCTTCAGCAGATTGATCGTGTAGGCACGATGCTCGTAGCAAATGCCCGTCTTGTCAGCGCCGGCCGTCGTAATGGCCCAGACCATCGACTGGTTGCGCTTGCCTGCGCCGGTCTCGATAGCGTCATAAACGCTACGATCGCGGTGGGCGTGCAACTCGTCGATAAGTGCAAAGTGGACGTTCTTACCGTCGAGCGAGTCAGCGTCGGCCGATAGGGCTTCGAAATAACTATTCGATCGCATCTGAATGATGCGGTGCGCCTCAACGTCTATGCCAAGGGCGTTCCGCAGTCCGGTGGCGCGCCGTAGCATTGCCTGCGCTGCCGCAAAGGCTACCTTCGCCTGGTCACGCGTTCGTGCCGCGGAATAGACTTCCGCGCCGCCTTCCTTCTCGCCGAAGCCGCAATAGAGCGCGGGGCCGTCCGAAAGGGTCGTCTTGCCGTTGCCCCTCGGCACCTCGGTGTATGCTCGCCGATAGCGGCGCTTGCCATTATCGTGGCGCAGCCAGCCGAATGCGGTAGTGAGGATGAAAGACTGCCACGGCTCGAGCGTCAGGTTCTGGCCGGCCAGCGGGCCTTTGATGTGCGGCAGAAAGCATGTGAACGTGCAGACCTTCTGCGCGGCATCGTGATCGAAATAGTAGGCCCACCCTTCAGCGGCCCTTGCCAAGTCATCCAACTGTCTCTGGCAAGCCTGCTTGACGTACTCGCAAGCCGATATGCGGCCAGCAACCACGTCTAAGGCATAGGAATATCCTGCCGCGACGTGCGGATGCTTCTCGACATCGATTTCCATGATCTCACTTAAAGTCTGCGAATGGATCCGCTTCAGGCTCCTTGGCGCCTGGCGCCTGGACCTTGCTGCGATCGGTCGGGCTGAAACCCAATTTCGAAAGCGCGGTGATCAGCTTGGATATACCCCCGCCGTCCAACGTTCCTTTCCGGAACATGGACATGAGCTTGACGGCGATCTCGAGCATGAGCCGATCCGCGTCAGTCAGCCAAAAGCCAAACCCCGCCAGATCATCCCAAATCAGCCGCTCATCAGCGTCGAAGAAATCAGGCGCAAGCCCGACAGCACCGGACGGCTTAGGCTCGTCCTTCCGCTCGGCTTTTCGCTGCGGATCCTTCTTGTAGGCACCCTTCAACTCGAGGGCAGCCGTCGGCTTCCTCGGCCTTGCCATGGTGCCATCTCCAAATTTCAAATTTTGCGGACGGGAAAAATTGCTTAGGCCGCCGGTAAGGCAGCCGACCGAGGGGGCGATGCGGGTCGCCCCTCCCATCACTCGAGCAAGGCATTGATATCATTGATGTCTATTCGTATTGAATGCATGCGCTCTTCGCGTTGCTTCCTGCCGTTGTGACAAGCAGAGCAAAGGGACTGGAACGGTCCAGACCAGAACAGCACCTCATCTCCTCGATGTGGCGTGAGGTGGTCACATACTTCGGCTGAGGTGATGGTCTCATCGTTGTCCAGACACATCACGCAGATAGGATGGGCAGATAGCTGGGCCTCGCGCAACGCCTGCCATCTAGCCGTGCCATACCATGCTCGCCATGGCTCACTGTGGCGCCTGCGGTCAGCTTCGCGTTTGCGCTCGACCTTGGTGCGCTGTGTGGTTGGCTTGAATGATGGTGGCTTACGCGGCATAGGCGACTACATCGCACGTGACCATCTCTGCCTTGGAGATGGTATGCGATGCGGATGAGAGGCGAGGCTTAAGCGTTGATAGCTTGGTCATGTGCGTGATTTGATTGCCTGCATGAAATGACTAGGGACAACTCAGACAAGTCGTGCGCGGCACCATTGCAAAACCGTAATCAAGCTGCCATTTATATTCGCAACGGTGGGTTGGCAGAGCGGTCTATTGCACCGACCTGAAAAATCGGCGGACTTTCGCGGGTCCCGTGGGTTCAAATCCCACACTCACCGCCACCACGAAATTAAGCGTATCTTACGCTGAAGAGGAGTGGGTTGGACATCGGGCGGGGTTCGCGACATTGCCCCGCCCGATTCATTTCGAAACAGAACAACAAAAAAGGCCGCGCTTTCGCACGACCTCTTTTGATTGGTGTATTTCTCACCGCCACCTGGCTTTCGCCAAGAGAGGCTTTCGCCTCAAGCCAGCGTCAGGCAAGGCCCCATAGAGGCCAAGTCGCGTCCATCAGCCGACTAGTCACATATATGGGTTGAAATGACGGAGTCGTCAAATAGATTTTACGACGCAGCGTCGGCTACAAATCTTGTATCATGAAAACGAAAAGCGGCTACCTCGACCCGAAGGGAGCCCGGCGCACACGAGAGCCGTGGCTCAAGCGCCGATAGCCTGTTCATCTCCGGTTCTGGTTGCAGTGGTACAATTCGCGAGTCGGATGCATCCAAGAGGAGTGAATCATGAGTCGAAACGCCATAATCGCAATCGTTGCTGCCGCGGCGGTCATTGTCCTGGTTGTCCTTCTAATGCCAAAGAAGGAAGCGACAACAGAAACGGCAACCCCGCCGGCGACCACTACTGAGCCGGCAACAACTCCGTCTACAACGACGCAGCCGTCGACGACAGAGCCGACTACAACCGCACCGTCGACCACCACAACTGCACCGTCGACTACGACCCCGTCGACCACCGAGCCGACGACGACGGCGCCGTCTACCCAGCCATCAACTACTCAGCCGTCGACGACCCAACCCTCCACAACGCAGCCGTCGACAACAACGCCGGCGCAATAACAAAGAGCGGCTACCTCAACCCGAAGGGAGGTAGCCGCACGATCGCCATGTCGCGAGAGGAGGCGCGCCATAGCAATAGTTACCCGGCAATGAAACCGGGGAGACACATAGGTCTCAAGAAAAAGGCCCACCGAAGTGGGCCTGAGTGTAAAACAGCTTCCCCGTTATAGGGGACTTGAATGCGCGTTAGCGGCGGTCAGGCCAATTTCCTCTTCTCAATCAAGTAGTTATCGTTGGCTGGCTTGTATTTTTGAACAACAAGGAAAGGCCCGACTACTTAAGGGAGCCCGGCGCACGATCACCCGTCGCCAGAGGAGGAGAGCGCCAGGAGATGGGGTAACGATTGACGAGCCGCTGTGCTCTGGACATCCGGTCATCCAATCCCCACATATGGATCCAGTCGGCAGCGCACCCTCAATGGGCTTGTAATGCGCGCGACCTTTTCCAGGAGATTGATTTGAGCGAAAAAACAACGGCGGCAACGCCTCTTAACGACGTCAAGGCTTTTGCAAAGAAGCACCGAATTGAAATCGAGGACGCGCAGACGATCCTCGACCAATACGGAGACGACCGAAAGAACGCCGACAAGGCGGCTCGGCGGATTGCGGCGTAAGAGTATGTGGCAGTCCCGGCATTGATAGCGAGGTGAACCGTCCGCTCAAATTCGGCGCCACAATGAAAGAAGGCCGCGCGAGGCGGCCTTCAATGTCTTCTGTATATATACCTCACAACCCTGCACGATTTGGCACATTTGCCTCATATTTTTTATTGTCGTTTGCGGCGGCAAGCACTCGAGCCGCCTCGACCAGCGCCGCCTTCCCCGCCCTGTCGGCGTAGTTCTCCGAATAGCCAAGCCGCAGACCGATCGATTTCAACGTGCCTCGGGCCGCCACTTCTTCGATAACCTCGACGACTTCGCCTTTCGCCTCCTCTGGCGCTTCCCATGCCTGCGCGCCAGCAGAAGAATTTCCGCTAGGGCGCGACACTCCTCCTAAAAATGCGGCACCTTTGGCGACTGCTGTCTCGCATTTGGTCGCCGTAATCGGAAGATCGTCGAACTTAACGGATCCATCGACACCAAGGCTACGGAGAAGCTCCCGATTTGCTTCGACACCCGCTTGCGGGTCGAACATGGGCGGCAGCACTGGCCGGTCAGACACGTTACGCGGCAACGACGAAGCGTGCATCGGAGATTGAGCGGTCGCTTTTGTCTTGAGGTAGCGCTCGGGATTCCCATGCGTATTTTCGCTTTCCCCGACCGCGATGCGATCCACCGGCCTCAGCTTGTGGCCTTTTTTTGTTCGCGCCCATTCGACCAATCGGCCGTCGCGGAACTTCATCGAGCCGAAGGTTATGTGCTCGATGTCATCGTCCATCTCCATCGCCAGCCCGGCTCCGACGTGGCGAGCGCCGTCTCGGACATAGACGCGAAATGCGTCACTGGCCGCCTTCATCAACTCGCCGATGGTCGGTCGGATCTTTTGATCGTTGTCGATGGCGTCTGGTGACCAGTTCGTATCCGGTTTTGGCAGCGCAGACGCCAGCGCAGGGGCGAGGTCCGGATGATTGTCGAAAAGCCAACGCAGCGCTGGAAGCGTGCCGCGATGGCGGTAGGGCCTCTTCTTTCGCTGTGGTTCGTTGTCGTTTGCGGCGACCTGGCGACCTGCGGCCAAGAGCTCGGATAATTTCGACAGGTCTCGGTGAATCACCGGCTTTTGTGCTGCTTTGTTCAAGTCGCAATCTCCTTTATTCTGGCTGGCGCTCATGACTTTGCCCACTTGGGTTTTGGATCTTTGACTTTCTCGCGGATATCCTCAGACATCATGGTTGGTGTGCCTGGTGGATATTCCGCCAGAAGGGCCGCCCTCTCCCGAGCCAACCGGTAGGCACCCAGCCTGGCCTCCTCTGCCTCACGCACGGGCACCGACGTGGGATAGGAAGTGACGAGGCGCTGATGCGTGGCTTCGAGCGTCTGATGTTTGGCCTTCAGCTCAGCCAGTTGCGCTTCCAATCTGCGCTTTTCAGAGCCAGCTCTCTCTTCGGCGGCCTCCTCAACGCTGTCGACGATCCGGCCCCGGTAGAACGATAGAGCTTCATCGACCAGCTCTGCCCTCACCCTCGCGTCTTTCTCCTGAAGAGATTCAAGAACTACGCGGAGAACGTAGTCGCCGAGATCCTCGCGTTTTTGGCGCGGGTTCCGCATTAAGAACGAAGCGACGTTCACGAGTTCGCTTCCTGGGTTGCTGCTGTTGGGAATAGCAATTGTTCCTCCTTCCGAGTTTTAAAGTGTCCCCAACTGGCCCTTGTGTACGCGCGGTACCAACAGGGCGGTGGGATATGAAAAAGAGATTGATTTCTGTCGTGTTGCTGCGCGCGCAAGGGACGCTTGGTGCCACTGGCGCGCTATGAAGACGCGATCAGGTCCCGCACTCGCTCCCGCCGAGCCTTCTCCTTTTCGGCTCGCTGCGCGAAGTCCTCAAACACTGCCGGATTAACAGCGTACGTCACCGAGTCTCGACGTAGGGACTGCAAGGGCTCGACCCATGACATAGCGTCAAGTTTGCGAAGCACCTCTTCGGCCTGGTCAACGTCCATTTCCCGCATTGTCCGATCGCCGCGGCGAACGTCGCGTACGGTAATCTTCTGGGGCTGATGGGCGAGAATCCATCCTGCCGTTGCCAACACGGCGTCGTGGCGATCCGACAAGCCGAGAATGTTCTGGTAGAAGGCGAGCGAATGCGGAAACAAGAAATCGTGTAAAAAGTCAGCGGCACGTTTTGCGGTGTCATGTGTGATGACGGACGACGGACGCGGCGACGACGATTCTATACAGTGGAACACAACACAGAGACGGGCGAACAGGCCGTCAAACTTGCCAATGTGCGCAGCAAGTTTCTTATTGAGAATTTCCCAAGTTCCCTGCATCTCGTGATGACGCTCTGATAGTTCCTGGCGAAGGTCTTGGGCCGCACCGTCGAACTTCAACGGCACTTCCTTTAGCGACCCCTGAAACGGGCGCTGCAGCTCATGAAGCCGACGCACGAGACCAGAATATTGCCCAACAGCTGCTGACGGCGGGACGTCGAGCCCGACGGAAGACTGACCGAGACAAATCGGGAAAAGTCGCTGCAATAAGCCATCGTCAGCCGCATCCGCAGCAATGCGCCTAATAGGCTCGGGCTGAATGCCTCCCAGCATGGATACCGAAAGATTGTCGATAGCAACGACGCCCCGCCCGACACGATTGACGCTATAACTTCCGCCGTTGAACGCTTGCAGCCAGAAGCTCCGATCTGCAGCCGCGCCCTTGCTAGATCCATACTTCTCCATCGAGCCAAACCAGCCTGACAGCTCGTCGCGGATCAAAAGCACGCCGTTGCGGCTATCCCGCAAAACCTCCTGCGCCGCCTCCACGGTCACATCCTCTATGCGGACGCGTATCTGCCTTGGTGCCGACTTATCGCTCTTGCCGGCCTTGTCGAGCGCGTCGTACGCCCTCTTTTCATCGAGGTACTTGCGCACCATGTCGTCGTCGATTGCTCGCAGCGGCCTTGTCGCAGCGCTGATGATGGGAGACTTCTTAGCACTCGGATTGCCGATCAACGCCACCCATAGTCGCGCAGATTCCTCCCAATCGTCGTGTCGCTTGACGCGCAGGGTGATCGTGTCCGGAATAGCCGCCGCACACACCGCCAGGGCAGCAGCAGCGATCCCGCCAGCGTCTACCCCCATAATCTCCGCCTGCGAAGCGGCGTACTCCTCGATGATCTTCGGTAGCAGGCCGGTCGGTAACGAAGGGTGCTTCCGCTGTGCCCATGGATCAACAGGACGCGGAGATTCCACAGCAGCCGGCACGTTGTCGTTGGCAGCCGCGGGAAACTGGTTCTTTGTGGCGAACTTAGCCATCAGGCTAGAAGAAACCCGACTTGCCGCTTCGCGCTCCTCGGCATGCGGAGCTCCGAATTTCGGCCACATACGTTCAAAGTCCTTGACCGGATCCTTGGTGTCGTAACGCCGGAACCAGTTACCAGGGGCCGCCAAGAAGGCCGAACAAGCTTGCTCAGCGGTCAAGCCATCGAACGCCAACTGTTCGACGATGCGCGCGGCGTGCTCGCTCCTGTCGCCAACGTCGTCGGCTGCAAGCATCGCAGCCGCTGTTTCGGAGATCTCGATGTCACTGACCGACGGCAACTCACCGAGTGTCACCAACTGTCCAGAACCGCTTTCCTTGCCGGACCAGGGGGCCAGCGTGGTCCGAAGTTCATCAACGTCAATTAGCGAACCATCCCACGCCTCGGCGATTGCGACCGCGGCCGGTTCAGGCGGACGACCGCGTGCGAGCTTCTTCGCGTTTGGCCAATTCAAGCCACCAGGCACCCGCCAGACGTGCGACAGGTCGACGGTGCAGTGATCTGCATTGGCAGCGTGTTTCAGGGCCTTCGCAAGCGGCTTCGCCTCGTCGGATGTCAGTGGTCGATCCAACAGCAGAAAGCACTGGTAATTGCCGGGCGAGCTCTCAACGACGCAGCTGGGCTCGATCGGCATGGTACCTGATCGGCCGGTATCATCGTCAAGGTCGGCAACCAGCGCCAACACAGCAAGGACGTCCGCCTCTGCGCCCTTTTTGCCGCGCTCGAGCGACGTCCGCATAAGGTTCGGGCATACGTAGCAGTTGGCATTGGGTGTAGAAGCGTGCGCCATGATGGCGTCTACCATGCCTTCCACGTCACTGACGGGGTGGTGGCTGATGATGCCTCCGGCCTTATCTTCGCCTGTCGGATTGGCGAAGAAGGTCGAAACCACGAACTTGCCATTCATTCCATGAGCCAAGCGGTGCAGCATCTCGACGTGCGCGCGGATCGCGGCCTCGTCGAAAGACGGGGTGGCTGTCGGTTCAGTTTTTGGAAGTGGTGCCATCGGCGGTATCATGCCCCTTGATTTCGCAAATTGCGGCTTGGGTGATCGCTGTCGCCAGCGTCGGCGAGAATGTGGCGAGGCGTCTGCCTCCGTTGCCATTCGGCGCGTACACGATGTGCTGACCACTTGGCGTTTGCATGAGTTTCAGGCCGTAGATACGAACATCACCCGAGAGCGCGAGATCGAACTGCGCGATGAGCTTCATCGCGCCGCCGCCAGGATTGGCAGCGGGTTTCAGGTTAAGCACCTGCATCTCAGGCGGCCCAGGTCTTGAAGGCGACAACTTCGCCGTGGCGCTCAAACGTCGCCGTTCGGCCTACGAGCTCGTCGCTATCTTCGACTTCTGTCAGTCCGACCGCCTTCACTAATTGACCGAACTCGCGCTGGCCGTCCTCCTGCACGTCAAGGCTGGGCGCCTCTAGGACGAAGGTGAAGTCGTTGGATTCACCCGTCTTAAGAATGAACACGTCGACACGCACGAAGAGATATCGATTTCGCCTCGAAACCTTTGTGCCGGTGATGCGGAAAGCGTTCGCAGCTTCGCAGTCACGTTCCAGCTTCTCGTTAATCGCCTCGCGAACGAACCCTGCAATTGCCATGTCTGGGCAGAAAACATCGCCCAGATTGCGAAGCAGATGGGCGCCCTCGGAGAAGCGAAAGCGGCGCCTATTCCCATCACGTTCGACGCGGGCAGGAACAAGAACCGGAGAGCCGTCGAGGAACCCGCAGACTTCTCGATTGCCGTCGCTGTAAAGCATCAAGCCGTATCCGCGAACAGGACGTGTTTCAGCCTTGCTCATCGGCCGCCCTCCTTGTTCAGCGAGGCTTCCACGGCAGCCGAGACCCAATCGATGTCGCATTCACGCGCAACAAAAATGCGAGCGTCGTCTGGTTGGATTTCGGCTGCGGTCACTCGGTCGACGGATAAAAGCTTCCAATTGTCGCTGGCCTTCTCGAATTTCAGAGCATGCAGATCCAT